CGGAAACGTACGGTTTCGACGCTTTTGACGACAATACGGACAAATTCGGGTCGAATTTTTCGATCGGATTCTCGGGTTTGAGCCAAAATCTGGCTACGCAGGCCCTGCGGAACATCCGCGTGATCGACCGCCAGTGGCGGAAACTGGACAAAGTCGAGCATTTTGTCGATATCACGACCGGCGACATGCGCGTGGTGCCGTCGGAGATGCTGTCAGACCGGAATTTGCTGGCCCAGCACCTGCAGATGAACCCGCTGCTGAGCATCCAGAAGAAGCTGATCCGGCGCGTGCGCTGGACGGTGGTCGCCGGCGATGAGGTTCTGCACGACGACTGGTCGCCGTACGACTGTTTCACGGTCGTGCCGTTCTTCCCGCTGTTCCGCCGCGGGCGGACGATCGGCCTGGTGGAGAACCTGCTCGGCCCGCAGGAGCTGCTGAACAAGGTCAGCTCCCAGGAGCTGCACGTGGTCAACACCACGGCCAACAGTGGCTGGAAGGTGGTCACGAACAAGCTGAAAAACATGTCCATCGCTGAGCTCGAGCAGCGCGGCGCTCAGACCGGCCTGGTCCTGGAGCTTGAGTCGCTGGATGCGGCCGAGAAGATCCAGCCCAACCAGACCCCAACGGGCCTGGATCGGATCAGTTACAAGGCCGAAGAGCACATCAAGACGATTTCGGGCGTGACGGACTACCAGATGGGCTCGGCCCGGGAGGACGTCTCGGCCAAGGCCATCCAGCAGAACAAGCAGGCCAGCTCCGGCAACATGGCCAAGGTCATGGACAATCTCAACCGGACCGATTTCCTGCTTGCCCGGGTCGCCCTGGGCATGATCCAGACCCATTACACCGAGCAGCGCCTGATCCGGATCACGACCGACAAGGTCACCCGGGAGCAGGAGCAGCTGACGGTGAACCAGATCACGCCGGAGGGCGAGATCATCAACAACCTGCAGCTGGGCGAGTACGACGTGGTCGTCAGCTCGGTGCCCGAGCGCGACACCTTCGAGGATTCGCAGTTCGACCAGGCGGTGCGCCTGCGCATCGACGCCGGCGTGCAGATCCCGGACAAGTTCATCATCCAGGCCTCCCGCCTGCGCGACAAGGCGGCGATCATCTCGGCCATGGAGGGGGATCAGGACTCGCCCGAGGCGAAAGCCGCGGCGGAACTGGCCCAGCGGGGCAAGATGGCGGAGGTCGCCGGCCTGGAAGCGGACGCCCAGAACAAGGCGGCCGACGCCCAGCTCAAGATCGCCAAGGCGAAAACCGAGGTCGGCAAGGGTCCCGAGGTCGATACGTCGGCCCAGGAGCTGCAGCTGAAGATCGAGCAGGCGCAGGCCGAGCTGCAGCTCAAGAAGGATGAGCTGGCCGCCCGGTTGGAGATGGATCGACAGAAGCAGGCCGCCGAGCTGGCCATGGCGCAGCAGAAGATGGACCACGAGGCCAGTCTCAAGGCCCGTGAGATGGACCACAAGATGGCCGTCGAGGCCATGAAGACCACAAAGGCCGAAGAAAAGGCCGAAACCGGAGCGTAAAACATGTTTCTGAAGAGCCGATACCCCTACAGGATGCCCGAAGGCGTCGAGCCCGGTACGGGCGGTGACGACAAGGCGGCCCAGGCCGCTGCCGCTGCCCAGGAAGACGCCCGGAAGGCGGCGATCGCTCGTGGCGACGAGCTGCCGGACCCGGACGCGAAAGCGGACGCAGCGGCCCAGAAGGCCGACGAGGACAAGAAAGCGGCTGAGGAAGCGGCTCGGGGCGACAAGAAGACGGCTGACGAGCAGTCGGAAGAGATCGGCGAGGAGACCGCGGATGAGAAGGCGGAGCGCGAGAAGGAGGAGCAGGCGCAGCAGCACAAGAAGCGCGTGCGGATCCCGCTCGAGCGCCACGAAGCGGTCCTGAACCAGGCCCGGGCCCGGGAAGAAGCGCTGTTGCAGCGCCTCCAGGCCCTGGAGAAGAAGGACCAGCCGGCGCCGAGGAACGTGCTCGGCGAGATGAAGACGAAGATCGACGAGCTGCAGGACAAGTACGAAGATCACGTCTTCAAGGGCGAGAAGGACGAGGCCCGGACTGCTCGGAAGGAGCTGGATGCCCTGCGCGACCGGTATACGGACGCGAAGGTGGCCCTGAGCGGCGACCAGGCGCGCATCCAGACGATCGACAGCCTGAAGTACGAAGCCGCCCTGGCGAAGGTCGAGGCGGATTACGCCGCCCTGAACCCGGACACGGACACGTTCGACGAGGCGAAGGCGAATGAGGTCGCGGAACTGATGTCGATGTTCCAGGCCAAGGGCCACACCCGCCAGTCGTCCCTGGAGAAGGCGGTTAAGTACGTGATGGGCGAGGCGAAGCCGGCCCGCAAGGACGACGACGGCACGGCCGCGGCCCTGGCCGCGAAGCGGGCGGAAGAGGCCCGGAAGAAGGCGGCCGAGGCCTCAGGCAAGCAGCCGCCGAACAGCCAGGTCACCGGCCAGGACAACGACAAGGCCGGCAACAAGGACGGCGGCAAGGGCTTCGACGTGATGAAGGCCAGCCAGGAGCAGTTCGCCAAGCTGGACGAGGAAACGAAGGCGCGCTTGCGGGGCGATATCCTGTAATGGTAACGTGGAGTCCCCTATCTGAGGAGCCACTCATGGCAGGCGACGCGTTCACGATTCTCACCACGTCCCAGTGGGAGGCTTACAAAAACCAGCAGTCCCGCGCTCTTGCGGCGATGACCGGCATTAATTCAGCCGGCGCTTTCGCGGTGCCGCCGCGCCCGGATACCCGGGCGCTCCGCGGCGACCGGGCGGTGGAGTTCGTGCTCTGGCTCAACACCGTGATGGACATCCTGGATGCGGAGCTCCCGACCCAGGCCCAGTGGGACAAGGTCCGGGAGCGGGCGGCGCTGGTGGTCGCGGACTGCATGCGCTCCCGGCTGATCGACGGGGAGCGGTCCTACACCCAGGAGTACGAGGAAGCGGTCCGGGCCTACGAGCAGCAGGTGGCTCAGTTCAAGTCCCTGGCGGGTGCGGCTGCGGCTGCGCCCCCGCCGCCCGCCACCCAGACCATTAGTATCTGGTCTGACCAGGTCAAGAAAATTTTTGGTTCAGGTACTTGACGTTTTCGCAGGAGTGGGCGTAGCCTACTCCTGCACCTCGTTGCGGCTTCCGACAAAGCCGCGGAGTTCGACCTCCTAAAAAGCGATTTCGCTCGCCGACGCGACAGTCCGGTATAGCTGGAACTCGTTTTTTACTGCTCACGACCAAGGAGGTCGACTACCATGCTGACCAATTTCGCCGCGCTCACCACCGAACAGAAGACCGTATGGTCGATGGATCTGTGGAAGATGGCGCGCAACTACTCGTTCCTCAAGCCCTTCCTGGGCAAGGACGCCAACTCGATGATCCAACAGATCACCGAGCTCAAGAAATCCGAAAAGGGCGCACGCGCAGTCATCACGCTGCTCGCGGACCTGGAAGGTGACGGCGTCGTCGGCGATCGCACCCTCGAAGGTAACGAGGAGGCGATGAAGTCCTACGACCAGGTGATCCGCATCGACCAGATGCGCCACGCCAACCGGCACGAAGGCCGCATGGCCGACCAGAAGTCCGTCGTGGAATTCCGCAACAACAGCCGCGACGTCCTGGCCTACTGGCTGGCCGAGCGCCTGGACCAGCTGGCGTTCCTGACCTTGTCGGGTGTGTCCTATTCGTTCAAGAACAACGGCGCCACCCGCACCGGCTCGGCGTTCCCGGACCTCGAGTTCGCGGCCGACGTCACGGCCCCGACCAGCTCGCGCAAGCTGCGCTGGGACGGCACCAACCACCGCTTCGACGTCAACGGCGCGACCAGCTCGATCACGGCGGCTGACACCCCGTCGTACAACATGCTGGTCCAGCTCAAGGCGTACGCCAAGGACCAGTTCATCCGCGGCGTGAAGTCGGACGGCGGCCAGGAGAACTTCCACGTCTTCCTGACTCCGCAGGCGATGGCCAAGCTGAAGCTCGACCCGGACTACATCAACAACCTGCGTTACGCGCAGACCCGCGGCGACGACAACAGCCTGTTCACCGGCAGCACCGTCAAGGTCGACGGCCTGTACATCCACGAGTACCGCAACGTGTTCAACACTTCTGGCGCCACTTCCGGCTCCGGCAAGTGGGGCGCCGCTTCGGACCTCGATGGTTGCCAGATGCTCTTCTGCGGCGCCCAGGCGCTCGCGATGGCGGACATCGGCAGCCCGGAATGGGTCGAGAAGGGTTTCGACTACGAGAACCAGCAGGGTATCTCGGTGTCGAAGATCCTGGGCCTGTTGAAGCCCCGCTTCAACAGCATCTACGCCAGTAACACCGTGCAGGACTTCGGTGTTATCTCGGTCTACGTGAAGCAGTAACGGGGAGACCGCAGACATGAGCGTACTCAAGGCAACTCGTTCCTCGCAGGATTTGCTCTGCGCGGAGTTCATCTTCAACTACAACGACACCGCGGTCGACTCCGTCGCGGGCACCAGCAAGTCGTTCGGCAGCACCTACACGGACGCGATCGTGTTCGACGCGATCAACCTCCCGACCGGTGCGCAGATCGTCGGCGGCGACCTGGTGGTCGAAACCCAAGGCGTCGGCCCCACGGCCTACACCCTGGCGATCGGCGTCGCCGGCAACACCGCCTGCTACCTGGCGGCCACCAGCTTGCTCACGGCGGCCAGCACCCGCACGGCGTTGCTGCTGACCTCCGCCCTGGCGAGCAATGCCGGTGCCAACATCCGCTTCACCATCGCTTCCACCGTCGCCAACGCGACGGCCGGCAAGTTCCGGGTGACGGTGTTGTACAAGATCGACGGCCGCTGCGGCCGTGAGGTCACCCCGGTCTAAGTTCCAGGTGCGAACTAAGTGTGGTACAAAAACGGCGGCCTAGTGCCGCCGTTTTTCTAACAACCAGGAGAGAGCCATGTCCGAACAGAAAGCCAAAGCCCCCGTACTTGCCCGCGAGATGCGGCTGAACCGTAACCACGTGCTCAGCACCACTTCCGGCCATTCGATCAAGTTCACCAAGGGCGTCCCCGTCCGCGTCCCGCCTGTGGTCTACGCCGACGCCCTGAACATCGGCGCCGAGTTCGTCGACGGCGAAGCCGCGATCCAGGAAACCCCCGAAAAGCCGTCCGAGCCGAACGACAAGGTTTCGCGCGACAGTGCGATCCTGGCCGCGATCGAGCGCGTCATGGACAAGAACGACCGTAAGGACTTCACCGGCGCCGGCATCCCGAAGGAAACCGCCGTCTCCCGCGAGTACGGCTTCCAGGTCGAGATGGGCGAGATCAAGAAGTACATGCAGGTCTACTACGACCGCAAGGCTGCTGCGGAGCAGGGTGAGTAATGGACCTCGACACCATGGTTGCCCGGTTCCGGGCAGATACGCGCGACACGATCGCGCCGTACCTGTGGTCGGACGCGGACATCTACAGCTACATCGATGAGGCGCAGAAGGAATTCTGCCGCCTCACCGGCGGGCTGGCGGATGCCACGTCGACGCAGTGCGCCAGGGTGTCGGTCACGGCGGGGGAACCGTTCGCGGACATTTCCCCGCTGGTTTTGAAGATCCGCGGCGTGTTCGGGGCTGACGGCAAGCCCATCGAGGTGCTGAATTTCGAAGACCTGGTGTTCGACGGTATCCCCAGCTCCGTGAACTTGTTCGCCGACACCACCGGGACCGTGCGGTCCGTTGTGGTCGGCATGGAGCCGAACAAACTCAAGCTGATCCATACCCCCGACGCCGACCAGACCCTGTCCCTGATCGTGTATCGCCTGCCGCTGGAAGACATCGAAGGCGACTCCGACGAGCTCGAGATTGATGCTCAGCACCACCTGGCCCTGTTGCTCTGGGCCCGGCGCCTGGCGCACCTGAAACCGGATGCGGAAGCTTACGACCGCGGCCGGGCCGACCAGTACGAAAAGATGTTCCGCGAATACTGCTTCGTGGCCAGCGACGAGAAGGCGCGGCGCGAGCACAAGTACCGTAACGTAGCTTTTTCTTGGTAGCCCCCAGCGCCAACGGGGAAAGGGATGGCTC